TGCACCATCATTAGTTGATTGCCATGTAGAACCTAAAATAGCATTTCTTGTTTTATTTGATGATAACCCATAAGGGGTATTACCAATTAAAGTATTGTAATATGGCGTAGCACCTGCCAAAGCAGGCTGGTCGCCAATTATCATAGTATAACCATTTGTAACTACACCTTCTCTTGATATTCTAATTCCATTATCAACTCTAACATTCCCCGTAAACCGCCCTGTGCCTTGCACGTCTAATTTGTAGCCTGCGTCTGAGAAACTACTACCATTACCAACAATGAAATTATTATTATTGGTTAGCCTCATTATTTCAGTACCTGACATTGAAAATGCTAAAGCTAATCCAGCATTTAAATACAAAACATTGCCGTTAAATGATGCAGCTACATTATAATTAGTAGCATTACCAGTGGATGTTAATGGAACATCTTTACCAGAAAATCCATAATAATAATCAAGAGTATTTATCCTTTGTTTATGAAAAACAATTCCTTGTGATGCATTTGCATTAAAATTTAAAGTATAAGTACTTGCATCAAGTATCCTATTCCCCGTCAGTGTGCCATCGGTTGTGTAAATGTTTCCGCTACTATCAGAAGTTGTCAGTATTCTTTGCCATCCGTTATTTGATGTGTGTATGTATGCTCCTTCTGTCGCATCCGTTTGATATGCAATTAAAGATGTTGGTGTTGTTACGCCACTAATCTTACCCTGAAATCCTGCTCCTCCTGATAAGTCAACAATAGATGTTATTATATCACCAATTTGAAATCCAGAACCATATGGAGGTATAGGCCCAATCGTAAGTGTTGTAACAACACCACCAACTACTGTTGCAGATACTTGGACTGTACCAGTTCCATATGCGGTTGTTACTATGGCTGTTTTGTTATTATAAGTTCCGTTTGTATATCCACTTCCACCGCTTACAATTGACACTGCATTTACTGCTCCTGCAATTCCTCTCAATTGTGATTGCGTCATTCTGTTAGGGAGAAAACCTTTCCCGGTACCAACCAATTCCAAAAGCGAATACTTATTTGCATAGGTTGCCGTTGTTGTATTGTTTACAATAGCTACATTTGTGTTTGCTCTGCTTATTGTAAAAATCTTTGTAGATGTTCCTACGTCTGGTTGAGAACCGATATAAAAATCGCCACCGTTTGCCGTTAGTGAAAATCTTGTGTTCGCAGTTTGTGAACCTATTCTGACTTGCGATTCAACACCGCTACCACCGATAACATTCATCAAAGCCGTTCCACTTGCTTTGCTTAAAGTAATTTCATCTGTTGTGCGAAGTGTGCCGTTCACATCCAGCAAATACGTTGCCTCAGTAGTAGTGCCCAAAAGAAGGCGACCTGCGGATGTAAGAGTCATTTTATCCGCATTATTAATTCTAAATCCTATACTACCACTTGTTGGAGCATTAACAAATGTGCTACCACCAGATTGGCATATTGCATAATTGCCTATTGCTTTTGAACTTGTTAACCATAATCCACTAACAATATTAAAACCTAAATAAAAATTATTTGTATCTGTTAATCCAGAAGCTGATTTGAAATAATTTATATTATTAGTCCAATCATGTTTAAATATTGAAGTTAAATTAGATAAATTAAATATATCAAATGAGCCATCAGTCATGCTTCGCAAAGTATAATCTTTGCCAGAAGCATTGGTATTCTTCAAGCTTAAATAAGGATTTTTTGTAGTTGTAGAACCTTGTAATCTTAAAGATATTTGTTCACTTGGGAAACCTACAACCTCTTCAATACCACCTAATATAGTTAAACTATACCCACCACTCGTCAAAGTCCTATTCCCAGTCAGCGTACCATCCGCATTATAAATATTGGTACTCGGAGCCACTGCCGACAATGCCGTATCTACCCAAAGTTTATTCGTGGAATCGTACAAAAGTATTGATTGGTTACGCACCGGATCAGTAATACGAACATTATGCAGTTCATCAAGTTCCGGATAGTTTTGAATCTTCACCTCTAACGATCCATTACCGCCGGATTTTTTAACAATATAACCCACCAATACAAAGTGCAATGGTGCTTGGTATTTAGTATGAGTGAATTGACCGGCTATCGTGTCCAAATATACCGGATCGCCTTCCGTATAGGCATTCGTGTTGAGCCCATAAAGACGGCCGGAAAGTACCGCATATCCCGTTTCACCGGCGGCCAAATCTTGTGCAAGTACGCCAAAAGTTACTGATGAGGTAGATTCTGCTTTTGCAGATGCTTTTGCAATGGTTGGGACTGTACCGGTTGAGCCGGTAATATACACTACGCTTCCTTTGGTTATTGCGGAGCCTGTATTATTCCTAACGGCACTCACCTCACCCTCAATAGAGCCTCGTAAAAGGGTCCATTGCGTGCCGGTCCAAGTATATACTGATGAATCGGTAGTATTGAAAAACAATGCACCGGGACCGGTATAACCGCCGCCCAATTTCGGCGTAGGACCGGATGGTATGTGCATGGTAGAATCAAAATATCCGGAAGTCCATTTATAGCGACCGGCCACGCGAGTGTAGTTAGTAGGTTGTTGGGCAATGGATTCAAAGCCGATCAATACGAATAGGAATATAAATAGATGCCTCATAGCGTAATTATTTCTGTGTACAAAATAAACATAGTTTGTCCGGCAAAGGTCTCAACTGAAGCACTATTTAGTGTGAGGTTGCCGGTTACTTTATTCCAACTAAAATCGGTAGCCTTTAGAGGCTTAATTTCAAGTTCAATCTGCAAAATGTCTTTACCGATCAAATCTGCGATATAGAAGATCATTTCTCCGTCTACTGTAACCGATTTTGAGTATGACGAGGTTTTTTGATATTGACTTGCCACAGGTGAATTATTATTTGGTGGTACATAAATATTGTTAGTAGGAATCTGCCCATCTTGGCCAATGACAATGTAGAACGTATTCCCATTGCCGCCGGCTGCGGTTGCAAATATTTTTCCGGAAAGGGTAGTATAACGATTGACTTGCTGATCTACGATTAGGGCCGAATCCCAAATAAACTTATCTCCGGTATTTACACCGGCATTGATATTCTCTTTGCCGCTATCTTGGATCAACTTATACATATAGTCAAGCGTACCATAGGTATTGCAGCATACATCAAAAAGGCTCTGCCCGTTTACTCCTGTGAACGTACTCATGACTTGGTTGCTTTAGGATCAATAATAAGATGGCCATTCACGTTATCTACCTTTGGATTTTCTACGGAATAACCATCTGATTGTAGATTCAGTTTTATGGACCGGGCAAGTTCTTGCAGATCGGTAGGAGCCTTGGAATAAGACATAAGCCCCACGCCGTCAGCCGGGTATTCCTTCCACCATCCGGGGAAAGCATTAATAGTATCTATAATATGTTGTTGGTCGCTTTCAGCAATATAGAAATCTCCGTCAAGTACGGCTATATCGTTATTGTCAAGGGCCAAATCTTGATTAAGTGCCATGTGCTACATTTGGGTTTTCAATTTCAGTCCTCAATGTCGGGGTTAATGCGCCGGTTACAGGAGTAGCAGTAGTTCCCGATACTCCCGGCCCGGTAGTTACTCCGGCATGGGTATGCGAATTAAAATTAGTGATTATTGCATTAACCTTGTTTTCAAGGTTATTCAATTTTTTAGTCAGTTCAATAACCTTAACAAGGCCTCCTAATTCAGTACCCTTTAGGCTTATAGTGTCAAGGTCGCTATACATAAAGACAAAAGCATTGTCATAGGTAAAATATCCTACCAATACATCACTACCTACGGCCGGTACAAGTAGTATTCCATCTCCCACTTGGGCCATAAGTTTGCAAGTCATGGTTACGTTGTTATCCATACCCACCTCGCAGGTGCGCTCATCGGCATTAACGGAAACGACATTGCCCAAATCAAAAGTTATCTTTTGTTGGGTAAAAGTGCCTGCCAATTTCTTTATGGCAGTAGATATTGACCGGTCATGTTGCTCGTTCATTAGGATATTTTATAATCCAAAATAATTGTTTGCCTATGCCCTTGGGTACCGCCGGAATACTCTACCCCTTTTACCTTGTACTTGCCATTCCTTTCGGGCAGGATTGGGTCCTCAATGGTTACGTTATCACCTTGCTTGACATAGGGAATGCCAAACGTAGTAAACTTACCCTTGAAGCCCTCATAAAAATATCTTTTTAAGGCATCAACACCCTTTTCAAACAGGGTATTTTTATCCTTAATATTTACAAAATGTAGGGTACGTCTTTCACCTTCCACGTTAGCCGGATATGGTTTTTCACTGTATTTCCATTTTTGCAGGGCCTTGTCCCAATAAACCAATATTTCTACGCGATCACGTTTGGTCTTGGCCTTTCCTTGCTTCGTTGTGCCGCCGGTAAAATCTTCAAACCGGCTTATCACTACTGCGCTTAAAATAATATCATCCCTGCGCTTATAGGACAGGTCATCTGAAATAATGTTTTGTTGGAAAACAAATTTTCTCTCTACGGCTTCACTTTCTATATATACTATGCCTCCGATTCTCAACTCATTCCCCCGGAAATAGGATTCTAAATTGGCTTCCTTGCGCAGCCTTTCAAGTAATTGAGCAATGGATTCATTACCCACTACGATGGGGCCTATCGTTGTTGTGGTCAATTTATTTACTTTGTACTCGGGATAGGGGGCCAAAAGTTCAGATATGAGGCTTTCTACCGATCCATTCCACACCTTTGGGGTAGCCGGTATCTGCTTTAGCTTCCACATATTGTCCTCGCACTTTATTTCAATAGGCTTCTTGGAGCCTACCTCGGTAATAAAGCCTTGGAACTGATATATAGGTTGATTTTTTGTATCTGCCGGGAGATCAAGTACCTCGTTGCCATTACGGAAATACCTATACCCATAGCGGATAGTAACCTTATCGCCCCGTAAAAAGAGGGGATTGGAATTATCAAAGCCGCCAATATTCTTATTAGTTCCGAAAAGAGGGTATAATTTGCCGTATTGGTCTTTGGCGTAAAGGTTTTTGGGTATCTTAATTGTGGCTTGATTAGTCAGATCAACCCAAGTGTCGGTAGCGAAAAACTCGGTTACATAGTCAAAGGTCAGGACCTTGTTGCGCCCGGTACCTTGTTGAGTAATGACTATATTGGTTACGCATCTAAACATTATTGAATTACCAATTCTACGGGGTTATCTGAAATACAATTCAGCGTAAAGGTTTGATAGGAATAGCCGCCTACAATCTGCGGCAAATTGCAACTCTCTACGACCAAATTGCTTATACCTAACATTTGCAGGAATCCGCATACGGCCCCCTTGGATATTGGAGCCTTGCGCCATTGGTTTAGAAGGCTCACATCGTTTTGAGGATATACGCCATTGGTCCCGGGAATAACGCCTTGGATCGTAATACGCGCATCATCCTCGCCTATGTATTCCTTCACAGTACCATCTCGGCCCTGTATTTCTGTTTTGATAATACGTGCTACAAAATCAACTGTACACAGGACCGCATCAAAGCGTATGTCAGGGAATGTAACTTGCTGCCCGGTGATATTGTCGGTATAAAAGCCGCCTTGCAGGGTAAGGTCAGTAAATACGGGTACGCCTAAATAACCGGCCTTATTGTCCGGGTAAAGAGGGGCCGCCCTTGTTGCATCGGGTTGAGCATAGTTTAATTGCAGTTCCTGTTCTTCGTATGGGCTTTTGCGCGCATCGGGAACCCTTACGTTGGTCAGATTATAGGCCCTAACCAAGATTCCCAAAGCGTTTATACCCCTGCCTATGATTATTTCGTCTGCCATTATATTCCTGCGGTTATTTGACTATCGTTTACTGCACTCAATAGGGCTTGGGCCACCATTTCCCTAACCTTGCCTGCGCCTTCGCCTATATTGGTTGTTTGTATCTTAAATTCTTCAATTAACTTACCTATTGATACGTTAATGGTTGTTACCTTGGACCCGGAAACGCCTTTTGTTTCGCCTGTGGAAGGTGCGCCCATGGAAGGTATTTTACCCATACCGGGAACGCTGCCGGACTTGGTCGCTGCTTCCCCACCTAATTCCATAGCCGTTTTTTCAGTTGCGGCTTTTCCCCCTGCAGCCGCGCCGCCGGGACTTGTTATTCCTAAAAACTTTTTTACGGCCTCGTATGCACCAAAAATCTTTTCTACGACCGGCTTAATTATTGTATCATACACCCATGCAAGCCCTTGCCCGATCAACTTAATAACTCCCCATACCCCCTCAAATACCTTTCCTATGGCCCATACTACGCCTAATTTTTCCAATATAACCCAAATGGTATGGGCAACATCAATAACGCCGGCAATGAAACTATACATCACCTCATACCACCATACGAAAGCATCAATAAGGAATCCAAGTGCATCACGTAGGCCGGTTAGAATGGAGGTACCTTCCTCACCGAATTGTGATAAAGCATTCCAAACCTTGGTAACTGTTTCCCATATCGTATTAAAAGCAGCCTTAATATGTTGGTACAATGGCTGCATGAAGTCGTTAAATGCTTTAAAGCCCGAAATAAGCCCTTCTGCAAACGCCTTTAGGTTGAGGTTAGAAATATACTCTCGGATTGAATTAAGGCCATCAGCAATGCCTCCTAATACGAAATCAGTCAGGGGCTTCATCTGCTGAAAAATATCTACCATTGAAACGAATATGGTATCTCCAAGGTTGGAAATCTTTACGGAAGTATTTTTACTCATGTTTTCAAGGCCGTTGTAATAGATACCGCCTTCCTCATGGGCCTTTTTGAGAGCCATGGTCAACATATCATAACTAACCTCCATTTCTTTAACCTTCTCAATAGGTTGGCCTGTGGCCTCGGATAGGACTTTGTAAATATTGATACCGGCGATGCCAAATTGCTTAATATCTTGCGCGGTAGCCTTTCCAACTGTGCTAATTTGTGCAAGGTTGGCCGTCATCCTCTCAAACTCGGCGTTACCCTTACCGGAAGCCGCTACTGCGTTGGCAAGATTCATTACATCTTCCCTTGCCCTTTCGGAATTAATACCGGCCGCAATTAATTGTTGATTAGCTGAAAGTAAACCCTCAAATGCAAAGGGGGTTTTTGTAGCATCCTCCATCGTGTTTTTTACGACTTGGGTTGCTTGGGCCGTATCGCCTAAAAGAGTGGTTAAACCGGTAGTGGCATCTTCTACCTTGGACCCGGCTTCAATAATGGACTTACCAAAAGACAGGATTCTATCTACGGCAAAAGCACCGGCAATGGCTACGCCTATCTTACCAATGGTGCCTTGCAAACTACCCATAGTACCATCAAGTCCCTTGGCACTATTTTCAGCATTCTGCAACTTTTGTGAAAGCAGATCGCGTAACGATATCTCATATTCTACCCTTTCTCCGGCCATTATTTTTCCATTTTACCTAATTTTTGAAGCACAAATTTCAGTTGGCCCCATATACGATGAAACTCATCGTCAGTTAATTCATTCGGATCAATAGAAAAATGGGAATAATATGCGATGAATGCCCCTATTTGCGTTTCGTCACTACTCTCATCGGTTATCCTATATTCTTCTATTTTTTTTTAAACTGCTCTTGGCTCACCTTAACCAATTCCATGCAGGCCATTGATGCTCCAAGATAGAATTTATCATACTCGGGCCGGTCTACATAAAGCCGCTGATCGCTTTCCTCCTTAATGAGCATAGCCTCCATAAGTTCACCGGCGGCCGTTACTGCACCTTTCTGCATTACGGCATCCAATGCTCTCTGCTTAACGATTCTCGGCGGCTCCTTTACGAAGCCAATGATAGAATCTTCACCATCCTTGAATACAAGCGGAGTGACATTGCACCCATGTAATTGGGATAGTTTTTCGGCCTTTTCTTTAACTTGAATTTCGTCCATGGTGTGTATTATTTACTGCAATATACAAAATTGACAAATAAATACGCCGGCCACGATAGTATGACCGGCGATTATATAGTAACCCACACCATGAAT